CAGTGTAGTGACCACGATGACCACAACTTCAATATAAGCCTTCAGCACGAAGAAGGCAGTGGCCAAGGACTTGATGGCCACTGCCAATCCTTCCGCCATAGCAGGCCCGGTGTGGCCCAACCACACGCCCAGATCCTTGAGCACTGGGAGGAGCTGATTGCCGACCTGGATTTGAAGTGACTCCTGGATCAGACTGAGTTTGCGCATTGACTCTTGGTATTCACGAGTCTGAGCCACTCCTTCCGGTCCCACCACAAGGTGAAGTTCCTCCGCCTCCTTCTTCGCCTCCTCCATGCGTTCCTTGGTCATACGCAGGAGCTTCTGCATATCTGGTCCCCAGGCTCGCTTGAAAATCTCCATGGCCGCACCCTGTTGGCTGATGCCCTCAGTCATGCCGTCGATCTTCTCCAGGGCTGCCGTCATCAGCTCAGTGGAAGGCTTCAGGTTGCCGTTGACATCGCGAAGGTCAATGCGCAGCTTCTTGAATCCTTCCCCGCCACCGTTGATGCCGCGAATCATCATACGGTTGGCCTGGAGATACACATCAGTCTCGATGCCCAGCGTGTGCAGGGCCACTTTCAAATAGCTGGCTTCTTGGGTTGTGATGCCTAGCGTCTTGGAGACGCGGCCAGCTTCCATGTTCCATTTAATAGCATCATCCACAGCGTGCTTGAACATGGCGCCACCCGCCAGAATAGCGGTGATGGCGCCAAAGCCTTTCATCAGACCCTCAAACGTGTGGCCTAGCTTGTCGAAGCTGGAAGACATCTGCTGAGTGGACGCCTGGACAGCTTCTCCTGCCTGCTTCATAGGTCCGATGAGCTCGCTGATTACCGCGCGAAGGGTGACGCTGATCGTGCTGTTCGATTCATCGGCCATGGTCAGCCTCCAGAGACTACGTTCACTTGTCCGCCCGTGCCGCCAAACATCGCCATCAGTTCATCTACTTTCGCTTCCGACCAATCTTCACCAGGCTCAGTTGGGCGATCATCGCTGGTGGAGAAGAGTGACTTGACCAATATGTGGGTGGGTGGTTGCTTCTTCCAGTAGGCCAGAAGCTCCTGAGCCTGGGGCCAAGTGAGGCTGTCCACTTGTCCCCAGGTCCACCCGGTGGCCGTGATGATTGTTCCGTAGACCCACGGCCAGTCGGGAGCTACGGTGTCACTTCCCCCACTTCGCCAGCCTTCACCTGCGTCATGCCACTCTGACCAACCATGGCCAGAAATGCAGGTTTGAGGTTGACAACGTCCACCAGGTCTTCCAGGTCTTCCCTTGTGAGATCAGGGTAGTTCCTGGAGAGCGCAGCGGTGAGCAGCGTGAGGATGCCGTCGCACTGCTCAGCATCCGGCACATCGGTCATCGCCTGTAGCCCGGTGATGATGGGCCCATGGAGACGCAGGTGCTTGAGGGTGAGAGGCGGCATAACAAACTCGCGACCTCCCAAGTTGATCTTGACTCCGTCATGCAGGATGGCCACGAGTTCTCCGCTTAGGACTGGATGGTGAGAGTGCCGACCACGCCGCTGTCGTCCGCCATCGCCTCAAAATCAAACTCAGGGATGTTGAAGTCTTCCAGCTTGGTGGCGAGCGTGAGCTTGTTGCTCGTGCACATGTTCAGCACGAGGGTCATGGACTTGCCACGGAAGGTCTGGGTCAGGGTCACGCTGAAGAACGGCGTGGTGCCCAGCACCTGGTTGTTGATGGTGATGGTGGTCGTGTTACCCACCACAGCCTTCGTGCCCTGGAAGAACAGGTCATTGAACAGGGCTGCGTCGATGTTGGCGAACTTCGCCTTGCCGCTGATCTTGCCCGTGCCACGCGCGATGACGAGCGGGAACTGGCTGGAGCCGTTCAGCTGCTTGTTGGTGAAGGAGAAGTCCACAGAGACATCCTGCAGACCGCCAAAGGTGGCAGGGCTGCCAACGGTGGGAGTGGCGGCAAGAGTGCCGGAGCCGAATTGAAAGGCCATTTAAGCCTCCATAGTGGGGGCCGATTCATCGGCCGCAATGGTGGGGTGAACTTCAAGGGTGGCTGCGAGAGCCAGCCCATCTTCGGTGGGCGGTGCAATGTCGAACTTGGGGCCAGGGATCTCAGAGAACCCAGGAATGCGAAGGAAGTGGGGCGCAGCATCTTCAGGGCATTCAAACTGCCCAGTGCTAGGGTCGATGTGGAAGGGCTGGCCGCCGTGCGAGACTTCGCTGGTGCCAGGAGGTGACTGGATTTTGGTCATGGTTGCTCCTTAGAAAGTGAGGATTTCAATGGGGATTGCGGCTGCGGCCTGATCCGAAAGACTGCCCTCGTCAGTCTGGATCGTGCCCGAGATGAAACAGTGTGAGCATAGTCCTCCGAGTGTGGTGCCATAGCTGTTGGCCTTGATCTCCCGATACGCGTCATCAGGAATGTTTGGGTCGGCATCCATGGCGGCCAGTTCTTGGGGAGTCATCTCCAGCGCTGCTTCGATGCCGGTGATGATATTGTTGAGCTCGGTGCTGGGGCCAGGAGAGTTGGGACCGTCCTGATGCTGGATGTAGATCAGCAGATCCGCCTCAAGAAGCCAGACAGGGGGCAACCCGCGGCGGGGCTTGCAGGTTTCTCCGCCCTTCATCATGAACATGGCAGGCATGTCACTCACGGCGATGGAGGCCAGCGGTTTGAACTTTCGCGCGGCGGTCCGCAGACCGGGCACAGCAGAAAGCCGCTTGAACAGGGCGTCGAAAAGGACCTCTCTATCAAGAGCCATTATACTCCTCCTTTCACGGCCAAGGCCAACAACTCTTGTATGCGATTTCGATTCTCATCCAGCGAGGGCCGCAGGAAAGGGCGGGCAGCCTGATTGATCTTTCGAGTATGCGCCCTAACCATGCCGGTGCCAGTTTCTCTGGGACCCGTTTCGCTGAAGCCCGCGCGCCCCATCTTCTTCCCGCTCCTGCGGTCCATCTGCGCTGCGCTGCGCCGAGAGTGCGAGCGGACGTTCACCGTGCCATGGAATCCAAGTTCCCAGAAGCGAGCATACTTGAGATTGGTGCCCACGCTAGACTGCAGCACGTCCCCCGAGCCATCACTCAGAGCCACATTGATGGAGCGCCGCAGTGTGCCCGTGCGAACGTTGAGCACCTGGCCCGTCAGCTTCTCCTCCTTCACCTTGCGCTGGACTTCTATGGCGCCTCTGTTCAAAGCGTTCTTCAGCCGCTCGCGCAGCCGCTCGCCAGCCATGACGAAGCGCTGGGTGACTTCGGCTGAACCGACAACCGTGGCGTAGATCATACAGGCACCACCTTCCGGTAGTTGTTCAGCAACGTCTTCACGTCAGCGGGGACATCTGCTGTCTGGTAGGTGACATTCTGACCGGAGGAAGTGAACGCCACCGTGGACTGGCCCACTCGCTCCTTCTCCTTGTAGCGCCAAGCCACTAGCTCCACGCAGGCCTGAACCATGTCGTCGGGCACAGCAAGGTATCCTGCGGTGTAGCTGACGGCGATGTTGCGAAGACCGCGCGTGAACACACCCCCATCCGTGCGGATGAGCAGGTAGTTGTCGAAGATGAACTTGGAGAGGTCCAGCGCCGTGCCGTTGATCAACACGCTCGTGACCTGGGTGATGGGGAAGCTCGCCAACATGAGGGAGGAAGTGCCGGTGCCGTCTCGCAACTCTGAGGCATAGGTTGTCGGCACGAGGTCTCTGTTGAGATAGGTCTGCATCCAGTCGGTGGCTGACAAGCACAAGCGCGTGATGAGGTTGTCGTCATCGTTGGAACGCAGCCCAAGGTAATCTTTGACCTGAGTGAGCGTGGCAAACGGAGTGGCCATGGTTGCCCCTTAAAAGTTGGACTGAACGAAGAAGTCACCTGCCAGCGTGAGGCTTTGACCGGCGTCAGTAGTGGCCACCGCAGTCACTGCATAGCGGCAACCTGCCACTCCGTTGGCCAGGGTGACGCTGACCGCGCGATAGGGTGCGCCGCTGAGCGCCTGTATGATCTGCGTGGATACCACCATCGCCGCAGCCGCAGGATCAGTCCCATCCAGCACCTTGCACGTGGCTGACGCGCCAGTGATCTTCTCCGATGCTCCCAGCATGCGGTCGAAGTCCAGCGTGAACTTGGAGGATTCTGTCGGAGTCTTGGGGGAGAAGATCGGCATGTTAGCCTCGCAGGTATCGGCGCAAGGTGGCGCCCAGCACATAAAATTTCTGGTTGATGATTCCCATCAGATTGAACAAGACGGAGGCGGCTGGGTTTAGGACTGCGGTCATGATCTTGGTCCAGCCCTTAGACAACGTGGGGGAGCTGACGAGCGCTGCGTTCATGAACTTGCCCGCAGACTTCTTGATCGTGGCGGTGGTAGTATAAACCACGCTCATGACGCGCAGGGCAGACTTCTGGGCCGTGGCGGTCAGCGTGGATCCAGCGCTCAGGAGCCGGGCAGAGAGCTTGGCAACCCAGAGGCCAGCCGTGGAGGAGACTGCGGCAGCGAGCGCACGGGCCATGCG